GACGCGCTCGAGCTCGAGCCATGGCCAGCGGCTGGCGGATCTAGGATCTAGGATCTAGGATCTAGGAAAACGGCCAGCGGTACGTTTCACCAGCTACGCGGCACGCTGGCGGCGGCGTGATTAACTGGCAATTAGACACAAAAAAAGCGGCGCAAAGGCCGCTTTAATTGCACCAGCTGGCGCGGATCTAGTCGACCATTTCAAATTGATCTTCAAGCCCAATAAGCGGCTCATGCTTGCGCGTTTTCTGGCGTACTAGCGACCGTTTTAATAACGTCTTGCGTCCAGTATGGCCATCAGTAAATGACAGCTGAAAAGTTTTAACGCCGTTTTCTGGGTCTTCCTGCACGCTTATATCCAGCGAACCAAAATCATGTGAATTTACAGCGCTAAAACCTACCTTAATATTTTGCGTATTGTGCTGGATCACGCCGAACGATTTATTGCCAGTCTTGGCGCCGCTATTCCTTGCATAAGCGCAAGAATTGATATCAAACCAAATAGGGTAATTTCTCATAGTTTTTTCCTTTTCATAGTTATGTTTAATTTGAGTATAAGAAAAAATAGGTTTACGTCAATAACATAAAAAAAGGCCGCATTGAGCGGCCTTTAATGGTTCATATATAAAAGGATCTAGGCGGCTACAGTATCCAATAGCTGGCCAGCTTTACGTTCCAGATCCAGCCTATTGTCTTGATGTGGTATGTCACGCGCTATAGCTGTTATAGCATTGGACGCGTCCCAGATAGTCTTTAACGGTTTTTGCTCTTCATCACCATGTCTAGAATACGCGGCTTTAGCCATTCTAGCGGATAGGCCTACACGCTTTTGAAGAAATTTTAACGCTTGTTCTTCATCTTCCGCTATTTGGGCATCTTGCGCCGCTTGTATACCGTCCAGAACTTTAGTAGTCGATCCATTACTAAAGGATCTAAGCGCTGGCTGGGCTTCATCGCTAAAACGCTCCGCCGCAAATTTGGTATGTCTAATGGTGATTTCACTAAAATCTTCAACACCCCATGCGTAGCGATTTTGACAAACGCCGCGCATATACATTGTAGCGATCTTGCAAGACTTGGCGCCTACTTCACTATTTGAGATATAAAAACCCCTAAATACTAAATCTGGCTCACCATTAGGAAGCTTGCCTATTTCAATAGGGTTCAGATCATCTACTAGAAAAATAAAAACGTCCCTATCAGATCCATAGATAGTAGTGCTCTCATTAGTCACAGGCGCAAAAGGATCATAAACAGCCATGCCGCTTTCAGATCCAGTTATATAACCGGGAATTTTAAACTTGGTAGCGGCGGCTATTTCTTGCACAGCGGCTACTATTTCCCAATCATATATACGGCCGTATTCGGATCCAGTAAGAGCTCTTAACTGGCCTTTTGTAGATTTATAAGATTTTACCAGCTCTTTATTTCTGTTTTCTAATAAACCCCATTTAACACAGTCCGCCGCTAAGGGCGCTGGAAGATCACGCAAATAGCCAGCTGGCGCACCAGCTAAACTACTGATCTGGCCAAAAGACCAATGAGTGGGAACCGCTTGATGTTCCTGTTTATTCTGATCAGTAAATTCCAGCGTTATCTTGCCTTGTCTTATGTCGTTCTCATCTACATCACCGTTTATATGTAAATTCTTAACATTGAGAACGTCCGCTTGCATCATTTGATAATCATTAAACTTGAAATCACGCAACGCTTGTAAAGTTGTAAAGCGTTCGTCCGCTGGCCTACGCGCCCAATTTGAAGCAATTAACCCCGCTTCGCTACTAATACCATGCGTTAAAGCATCTGTTTTATATGTAAATTCATTCATAGTTTTTTCCTTTGTTATGTTAAAAAAGCGGCCTGTTTTACCAGACCGCTTTCTTTGTCGCATATATTCCTATACTTTTCAAGAGTTAATTTTTTGAAAAGTTATTTTCTTTCACGCCGCTGTTTTGCTTCGATCCATAAAGACATAGTCACCGCTTTATAATATTGATTTAGTCGATCTTTCTCTTGCTGGATCAGGGCATCATATTCCTTAACAATGTGCTCTTTGTTGCCAGCGTCCATAGCGACTTTAGATCTTTTCTTAAATTCATTGATCTTTCCATAAGCGGCTATTTCTGCAAACCTAGCGGCGGCTACCCCAGTTTCAGTACATTGCTTGCAAGACCGACCTTTATCATAATCGACTAACGGTTCTGGGCTGTTGCCCTCCGCCCAGCCAGATTTTTCATCTGGTAATATGGGCTCTTTGCAAAATACGCAATGATGTTTTACTTCTTTTAAATCTGCCATAGTTTTACTCCTTATTAATGTAGCCATGATTTATTTTCCATTTAGACGCCGTATCATCTATAAATTTAAAAGCGTCTTGAATAGATGAATTAAACCATTTCGATCTATCCCTACTTGGACAATCTTCGTCCGCGTGATCTGAAACAGTTTGTAAATGCTTGAGTGCTAATTTTAAATCAAATAAAACTTCATCGTATTTAAACAAAAGCTCCTCATATTTATTTGCCATAGTTTTACTCCTCAGTTAGTGACAATCTCTTATACTATACACAATAAAAAAGGCCAGTCAATTACAACTGGCCTTTCCGTTTATTTACGGCGGCGGCGGTCTATCCTGCTCCTGTATTCATCATATTTTGATCCATACATAAGACGGCCGAACCAATCAATTAAAAATAATATCTATATCACCTCCTTTCAATCCCATAGATCCCAAGCGTCACACGCTTCCAGACGTAAAGGGCTCTTCCTACCTTTTACGCCATGAAGAACCAGCCTACTTTTAGTTTCTATCCATAATTTTGCACCGCATGGTCTAGGCCGATCTGGCCTGTAAACCATACGCGCATTAGCTGGCAATTCTACTTCCATACAATATTTAGTCTGCGTTTTCTGGCGCCTTGTCTTTTGATCCCAGTATTCATACTCAACACGAACTACGGGCTCACGCTCTTCACGCTTGGCGTTACGCTGTATGATATTTTTATTTATGTGAATAATTTTCATTACTTCCCTCCTACGCTATCAACTTGCACAGAATGAAAATCTCTATGGACAGTTTTAAGGTAATATTCCTTTGCTACTTTCTCATCACAAAAAGAAAAACCGCCATAGTCCTCAGTAATCTTTAAGGCTTTTTTCTCGGCATCTTTCTCAGTATTAGCCTCTACTTCAAAGTGAAAGCCCTCTTCATAAGCAATAGCTACCCTAAATTTTTTCATCACTCACCCCCCAAGAACGTACCAGACCCATCATAGGATATTTTAGAAATATCTATCTGCTTCAAAATGTTGTAGATCTCCAAAGCATCAGTAAGCTGGTTTTCAGAACTTTGATATTTTTCAAAGATCTCAGGGTTTGATAAAGTCTTCATATCAATCTCAGCATCTTTACTTACCGATATTTTCTGTAAAATCTTTTTAAGGTCGGTTTCTCTTAAACACAGACCCTCAAACTCAATATTATAATAATGTTCTCGTTTTGTCATAGTTTTACTCCTGTCTAGTTATGGACAATATCCCATAGATAAACTATTAGACTGGGCAAATCAAGTAAAAAATTTTATCCCATTGAAAAGGTTGTTTACATTTAAACTCTGGCTTAACCTTATCCAGACCGTCCATCTTCAGATCCACAGCGTCCGAACCCTTAAACAAATAGATCTCTGCTACATCAGACGGCGTAGGTTGTTTCTTTACCAACACCCAACACGAGCCCTTCCCGTGTCTGGTTAGCCACGCTACTTGTGACGGACGTAGATCTACTTTATTGGTGGTGGTATATTTAAGCTCTACAAAATGAAAAGCACCCAGCTGGTCACAGATCAACAGATCTGGAATACCAGCGCCTACCCAGTTTTCAATTCGTGTTAGGTTCAGCTTGTAATTCGACCGACTCGCCGCTTCCTTTACTTGTTTGTAAAATCCGCTCTCTCGCTTTATTGCGGTTACTGGTATTTTCTTCAGGTGTGATGTCGATTGTGACTGGGGCATAACTATTTTTGATCTCCTCTAATGCTTTCATTACTTCTTCCTTAGACATACTGTCTATGCTCCCGTGTCGTATTTCTGATTTATTCACATAAATATCCCCTTGCGCCATGCCTCTGGCTTTCTCCGCCATGACAGCCGCAGAGTAAGCACCGTTCTGAAGCGCCAGATCACGGATAGTTTGCAGATCACGGATATGCCTGTGAAATGTAATCCCATATTTCTCGTCCAGCTCACGCCTATATTCTTTAATAGCATGGCATACGTGTGGTGATATTCTGGGGTTAGTGAGCTCATATGCTCTAGTATGTGCAGATCCAACAGAGTATCCAGCATTGATTGCCGCCTCTCTAAATGTTATCTGCCCGTCCTTACTTACCAGCTCTTTCACAAACAGTTCTTGCTTTCGTGTTAGTGGGCTATGTATGTCCGCTGGTCTTCTACCGCGTGTTTCGTATTGTATTCCTGATTTAGTGGGTCTGCGTCTTGCCATGTGTTAATCCAGTTAAAAAGGTCTAGTTCGTTATTTCTCTATATACTATAGACACAAAATAAAAAAAATAAAAAACCATTTACCCCCCCATTAAGGAACATTTGTTAAATAACGGAATGATTACATTTTTAAAATTAAAGTGTAAACAAATATGTAATCATTAAGTCCTTATTATATAAGGGTTTTAAGCAATAATTACATAATTACACCGATTACACCTTTTCAAAATAAAAATTAAAAAAAATATTTTCAGCTCTATATATATAGGGAAATAACTACAACAAGTGCCAAGAGTTCCGAAAACGACCATCATTATACTCTTTTTGTTTCGTGAGCATCTGTTCAGCATCTTTGCGATTTGTCACGTTATTCGTGATCCGATGTCCAGCCGCCTCGATATAATACAGGCGTTTATTGTCGAAGCCTTTTATTTCTTTAATAACAAACTTATCCAACGGACATTTGGTGCAGCAGTTCTTTTACTTGTGTGGCGTCGCTACATTCTTTTAATTTTTTCTTATAAAAGGTAGATGTAAACTTTGGCAGCTCTTTTTCAAAACGTTGCTGCGCCATGATCTCATCTTTCTTTCTACACTCCAGCTCGTAAAAGAGCTCGTCATTCTCCAGCTTAAATGTTTTTGCCTCTGAATTTTCGTTACGCAGTCTGCAAATCTGCTGCACCAGCATATTAACATTAATACGCATTTTTACTTCTTGTTCCGTGAGCCGTCGTATTTCTTTCGTGGTTAGTGGTGTTATCTTCATGGTTGTTTCCTTAACATTTCTAAAACTTTTTCGAGCGCATCAACAGCGCCTACATTGTGTGACGCCTCTTCAGCCGAGATTGCCTGACTATTAATATTGATCTGTTTATAACTTAGTATTTGCTGCTCCACGTATTCGGTTATTATTTCTATTTTAAGACTAAGCTTTCCCATATGTTTCATGGCCTGTGTATGGTTGCCCACAACTTTTGGGTCAATGTTTTTTATGTCCATCTCTATCCTCATTTAAAATCATGTCTGCTAAGTTTTCAAAGTCTTGCGCGATGTACACTATATTTGTATATTGTATATACTTAGCTATTTTTATTATTTTTTTTGTTTCATCGTCGTCGGGGAGCAAGCCGCGCTCCCCGTATGTTATTATATAGCGTAGGACCTCTTCCACTAGAGTCCTAATACTTCCCGTAGAATAGTTGTGGGCACGGGGCTTTCTGCATCAATTTTACCTATTCGCAATGTAACATATCCATCATCATCTATTTGAATATATGATACATCGTCTGACACAGTATTCAAAGCATTGGTTAGATCATTCCATGTCATCTTTGATCTCCTCTAGAACAACATCAGTATATCCCTGAGCAATCCATTCGTCATAGTGCTCTTTTGCTCTCTCGTAGCTGATGTAGTAATCATCACAGGCACCTACCCAAACTACATACTTCCATTTATTCATCGTCTTCCTCCATACTTATATGTCTATCAATTTCGTCAATCGCGCCTTTTAGTTCTTTAACGGTGGCGTGTATGTTTGACGGATCTTGTCGGGCTTCAGGACAATTACGGAGCGTGTCGTAAGAGTCCTTCATTAAGCGCAGTAAAACTTTTTTGGCGAGGCGGAGCTCGCTTGGTGGTTCTTCCAAACTCTCTGTAATTATATTGTCCTTCTTCTTGGCCCATGTTTCGAGAGCTGGTATGCAGACCTCGTAATACTCCTCGCACGTGAACGTTCCGATTTCCTCGGACCAAGAGCCCGTTTCGCTTTGTAAATGTACTCGTACTGTCATTATATCCTCACCATTTCAAGATTATAGTCTTCAAAATGCCACTCGAGTTCCAACCAAGCAGTTTCGTTACAAGAGTCCCAACCCACGCCCAAATCAAGATTGGCATTCTCCTCTTGGATCTCCTTTGTCCACCTATCCGCCCAAGGCGTGAGGCTTACTTCGTGGTCCATGGGCAGTTCGTTTTTGAATGTAATCATTGACCTTCTCCTTTAAGCACTTCTCTTTCCCACAGATCCTCGTAGTAAAGATACTCAAAGTCATCGTCATTTTCCCTAGCCCGTTCTTGAGCGGGGGTAGTTTTATTATCTATGAACAACTGATCGAGATTATCTAATAGCACCTCATCCATTTGTTCTCGGGACGGCTTAGAGGAAAACACGACTACATCATCTTCGTCACCGCTTTCCCTAAATTTAAATATCCATACATTATTCATTGGCCTTCTCCATTATAAGGAAAGGTATGTTTGAACAAAAGCGTATCGCAATGTTCGGGATCGCTAACAACACCGCGTGTCCACTCGCCGTTTTCATCTTGTAAGACGGGATAGACAAGCACTTCATACTCCCATTTCTTATCCTCGAGAGATTGATCGAGCATAAGGTGCATATCGTAAGGCACCCCCTCGTGCCAAATGGTATGCCATATATCGCCCTCGCCCTCGTCTTTGAACTTACGAGCAGTGTTAATAATCTTATCACGAATTTTTTTAGAGCCCTTATTTGTTAACTCCCATTCTTTTTCGTTTAAGTAAGAATAGCTTTTTAAGAACTCTTCTTTACTCAAAATAAAAAAATCATGCATTTTTTCTGCATCATCTAAAAAATTTGTAAACTTAGTCATATGTTTTCTCCTGTAGTTGACATAATCCCATATAATCACAGATAAAAGTGCCTGTCAACACAAAAAAAGCCCCCCAGATCTCTGGAGGGCTCTTCATAACTACGGGAGAGGGCCTATGACTTCCCTCAGTATGTAGTTATACGCGACTATATAAGACTTTACAAGTCTTTTTTTCGTTTTATGCGTTTAATTGTTTCTTCGTCATCAAAAATTTTAGAATAATCTAAATCTTTTTTCTTTTTACGGCGTGTCATACGCTTAAATTTATCTATAACTTCTTTGCTAAAATGACGGATCTGGTGGTCCGTGGTGGTTTTTTTAAGAAAATTATTAATGTTTGCTAAATATTCTAACTTCATTTCATAAACTCGGGCTTTCGTAAGGGTATGCGTACTTCGGGGTAGCTGTAATGGCTTTCGACGGTCACACAATTAGGTTTCTGCACCCACGGATCTTTGTGTTGGTTAAACATTTTCG